AAAAAGCCAAAAGTGTCTTTTAGAAAATTATATTAAGAAATATTTAATTTTTAATTTTTTTAAGAATATTATATTTATTAATCAAAATATTAATAAATATTTAATTTAAGTTTTTTTTTTAAATTATTTTCTAACTATATATAAAATGTCTAAATCTCAGTTGCCTCAAGCCTTACTTACAACTCCAATGGCCTCAGTCTCAACCATGAATATAGAGACCAATGTTTTGGATCCTATTGTGATCAATCAACAATTTTGTCGTTTTGTATTAGAAAGAAAAGGGATCCTTGACACAGGTTCTGCCATTTCATTTGCTGTTCAAACCGAAGGAGCCAGGGGATTCTTTCCTTTAAAAACTGGAGTCCATGCTCTAATTCAGAGAGCTGTTTTAAGAATTGGTTCAAAAGTCGTGGCCATTTCTGATGAATATCCACATTATCAAACTATTAGAAGACAATTCAAAACTTCTGAAGAAAAATGTCAAAAAGATATGATTAAAGTCGGTTCTGTTGATGTCTGTTGCCCTTCCAATGCCCAAGATGGCACTTATCAAGTCAGAGATGTTGATTATGATCAAGCTGGAACTGCTGCCACCATTCCAAATGAAGTATTACTTACAGCCGCAGCACTCGGACCCATCTTTTCAATCCGTATTTCAGAATTATTTCCCATGATGAGATCAGTACAGCTTCCCTTATTTTTAATTAATGAACCCTGTTCTATAGAATTATCTTTTTCTCAACAGAACACAGCCGCATCTGTTGGGTCCATCTGTTGTATCCCTGACGGCCAGGCTGAAAATAATTGTTCAGTAAATCTTGATTCAGTTAAGTTTTTAGCCGATTATTTAACTTATGATGACGAACGAATGGACGAAACTGCCAAATTAGTCATGTCTGATGCTGGTATGACCATCCCATATGAAGATGTAATTACTACTATAGCAGACTATCCAAAACTTGGAACAGATCCAACTGGCACAAATGTTGTTCAGCAGAATCTCATCAGAGACTTAGGTCTTTCAGGCATGAATGTCCGAAGCATTGTTTTATCAATGAACTCTCAGGAAGATGATGCTTCTAATGTATTATTAGGAAAATATAAATCTGAAGCTTTCAATGTTCCTGATACTCTTCAGGTCCGTGTTAATGATAGACAACATTTCCCTCGTCCTGTCCAATCTGAAAGTCAAAAAGAATATCAATTATCTCAAGTTTTTTCAACTGATTTATCCATTCTTAATGCTGAATATTCTCTTGATATGTCAGTGGCCAAAACAGGTAAAAATGCCATTACAAACGAAATGCTTACAGCCTCCACCCTTGAAGGACATGCTCAGACAGAATTAACTGGAAAACAGCATTATGAGGGTGTTGATCTTAGTGTTGGATTTTCAAATGCCCCAGGCACAGGTGTCCAAGTTGGTCAGAAGCCAGTCCAAGTATTACATACATTAAACAGAACAGCCGACACCAATGATGACAGGAAAGTTAGATATTTCTCACTTGTTGAAAGAACTATGAATATTAAGGCAGGTATGGTTCAAGTTTCCGCATAAGAATAATATCTTAAGGAAAATTATAAAAAATGATATTATTAACAATATCAATAATATCATTAACATGTTCCTTTAGTTTTTTAATTTATTTTATATATTCTTCTTTAAAATAATAAAAAAATTGATTTTAATTAAAATATAAATAAAAATGCTTAAAAAAATATCTATATATAAATATAAGTATGCCACGAACAAACGGAAGCCGAAATAATTCAGATTATAAATATAAAGTTGAAAAACTAAATGAAAATGATGAAGTCATTACTACAGACTATTTTGTAACTCAAACCGAGGTACAGAACCACACAGGACTGAAAAGATCCGCAGTTTATTTTATGATTCACCACCCTGAAAAACGGAAAAATCATTGTAAATATAAAATATATAAGATGGAGATCCCTCTGCCAGTTTATAAAATGGAAAAAAAGATTGAGGAAGATAGAATATTATTTGAATATCAAAAGCTTATATATTAAGGAATTAAACAGACAAGACTTTTCAGTATTTTTTTAAAAATAAAAAACTATAATAAAAAAAATATTATAGTTTTTTCATTAAGACACATTTGGCATGAAGTATTAAGGAATAAATAAGCCAAAAGTGTCTTTTTTTTTAATTATTAATTTAAACTTTTTATTTTTTTATTTAATTAAAAAAAAATTGATTTTCTTTAAAATTATTTTCTAATCATATTATAAAATAAAATGCTTAAAGGAATGCCAATATATAAATATAAGATGACTGAAACGAAAAAAAATATCAATAATATTAACAAGAACATGAGGAAGTGGAAGGGAAAAAATAATTTTTTAAGAAATTGTTTAAAATATAATACAATTCCTAATTCAAAAAATCCATCTGATGAATGGGCCAAATATAACTCTTGGAAATGGAATAAAGACTCTTATAAACATGGTAATTGGGGCTTGATCTGTGGGAAAAAATCAGATTGTATTGGTTTGGATTTAGACATATATGGTTGGACTGATATGGAAAATCATCCATTTATCAAAATGATTAAAGAAGTATATAATGAAGATTCACTTGAATCATGGTTGAAAAATCAGAAAACATTAGTTGTAAAAACTACTTCAAACGGATTTCATGTTATTTATAAATTAAATGAAAATCCTCTTAGAAATGTCAATGATAAAACATTAAATATTGACATCAAAACAACTGGCGGATATTTAGTTGGAGCTGGTTCTATTGTAAGAAGTAAAATCACAAATGAATGGTCTTCTTATGATGTTATTCATAATATTGAAGATCTTCAGCCAATGGATCAGAAATTAATTGATTGGCTTAATAATAATCTTAGTTATGCCAAAAATGTCAAGGAGAAAGTTATTAAAAAATATAAAATTGAGGAATGTGTTGGAAGTGGAAAAGATTATAAAGATGTTCAAGAAGTTCCTGAAGAAATACTTTGTAAATACAGACATAACTTTTCAAACAGAGAATTAGATATGATTTTGGACCATTTACCTATAACATATATAACAGGTCATGAGAATTGGATCAAAACAGCCACAGCCATGAAATATATTGATAAAACTAATTATTTCCTTGGTTATTGTATCAAACACGAAAAAACAAGAACAAAATCATTAAATGATAGATATTCAAAAAAGAATATTAAACTTATTGAGGAAAGCATCAAAAGAGACTATAAATATTTTAATAAGATGTTTGAACATCTTTTGAAGATGACAGATATTGAAGGGGCCGAGCTTATGATGGATTATTATAAATATAAACCAATTATCCCATCAGATCTATCTGATATTAATGTTTCAAAAATAAATATTGATAAACTTGGAAAAGAAATAACTATTGATCAAAATACAAATTATGTAATTCAATCAGATACAGGAACTGGAAAAACAACACTTGTAAAAAAATATATATCATTATATCCTGATAAAAATATTATTTCTATTGTTTCAAGGATTTCATTAGGTGATTGTCAATATTTGGAGTTTAACAAGGAAGGGATTGACATCCAAAACTATAGACATTGGAAAGATGGATTTTCAACTGGTATGAATGTAATTATTACAATTGACTCAATCATGAGATTATCATATGTTGATTTTTCAAAATATGTGATCTTTCTTGATGAATATAATTCATTAATTGAATATTTAATTAATTGTCCAAATCTTAAAAAAGTTAGATGTATCGTTTTCAAAATGTTATTAAAAATATTAAAAGAATGTCATCAGGTTATTTGTGTTGATGCTGATATTCATTCAATTTCTTTGGAGATCTTGAAATATTGTAATGTTGAATATAATTATATTCAAAACCAATTTCTTCATAATAAAGAAGTTAAGTCTGAAGAAGTTTTCAGATATGAAGATTTTATTAAAGAATTGAAAAATCTTGATAAATCCATGGTATGCTGTGATTCCAAAAGTGATGCTGAAAGCATATTTTATGAAATTGTCAAATATAAATGTGAAAAAGCTGGTATTAAGTTAGATATTATTAAAGAGAAAGGAGTTCTTGAAAAAGAAGACTGCTTTGGTGATAAAGTTGTTAATACATTTGAAAAAATGCTTGTAAAAATTGGTAATGTTTCCATTTGTTTGATCACATCAGACACTGATGACATGATTGATTTGGATCTTCATGATATTGTTGTTTTTAGTCCAAAAGTTATATATGGACTTGATTCAACAACTCACAGACCAGTTTATTGTCATTATAAAGAACATACAATTTCACCGAGGGCCATGGTTCAACAAATAGCTCGTAATCGTAATATTGAATATTTGAAATATATCTTTTATAAGAAAAAGTTCAATAATGATATTTATGATTCAATTGAAGATGTTGAAAAAGAAACAAAATCTATTGTTGAAATGTCATTATTTCAGCTCATGTGTTCTGAACAAGAAGCAGATCTATTTTATAAATTATATAATACGATCAAATACAATGAAGATTGTTATAATACTAATAAGTTCGCTCATGTAAAAAAATTATTACAAGATAGAGGTTTTAATGATAAAAGTTATATCAGACCTAAAAGTGATATTAAACCTATTAATCAACTCAATAAAGAAACAAAAGAAAGAAAATATGAAGAGTTTCAAACTGATACAGAAAAAAATCACAAAATAAATGAATATTTAGACATGCCTCCTTATTTATTCAAGGAAAATAAAGAATTATTTCTTGAAACAAATCCATTAACTCAACATTTTCATACTCAAACAT